AAATGCCATCCTATAAAACACCGCAAATAAACTTTGTATGTAGTAAAGAGCAGCACGAAGAAATATCCAGACGAGCCAAACAATACAACATGAGCATAGCTGAGTATGTAAGATTTGTAAGCCTAAATGCAGAGATAGAGGTAAAAGTAAAAGAGAGCTGAAAGGCTCTTTTTTGTTATATATAATCAGGTAAGGACATCAATGTCCCTACCAAAACAGCAAGGTTAAACTATACAGGCAAGGTAATAAAAGTCGCCGTATGAGGCGTACAGGAGGCATGAAATGGGAGATACATGGTTGACTTTAGAAATACCTATATTAGAAGGTGAAGAAGATTGAGGTGGTAGAGTATGGAAGAACTAACGGTAACACAAACAGACTATATAAATAAATGTACAATAACCTATCTAGCAAATAAATACATAGTACAAACACCAATGGGATTTCATGCAGGCTCATACAAAACAGAGCAAGAGGCAAAAGACAAAATAATGATAATGGCTAAATGCAGGGAGTGATATATTATGGCAAATAAAGGATTAACTATAAAACAAGAGAGATACGCACAAAACTTATTTGCCGGGATGAGCCAACGAGAGGCGTATAAAGACGCATACAGCACAAAGAACATGAGTGATAAAAGCATAGATGAAGAAGCTTGCAGATTAGCCAACGACCTCAAGATAACTACAAGAGTTGCAGAACTTACAGAAGAACTGAAGCAAAAGAACATGTTAACAGTACAAAAGGTAGTTGATGAGTTATCGCACATAGCTTTCGATGATATAAAGAATTATCTAGACTATCGCACAGAAAAGACTGTAGTCGGTAATGATGAGCTAGGCAATCCTATAACTGACTATGAAACAATAATTGATCTAAAAGACAGCAGAACCATTGACACCAGGAACATTAAAAGCGTGTCATTGGGCAAAAATGGCTTTAAATTTGAACAATATTGCAAGGACAATGCACTTGTACAACTCGGCAAGCATTTAGGCATGTTTACCGAGAATGTAAAGCTATCAGGTGGGTTGAACAACGTCAACGAGAACCACAACTATGACGAATCCCAAATGCAAGCCATAAGGGACTCAGCCACACCGGAGCAGTTAGCTGTGATGGATGCTGGTGATGCAATGTATATAGAGGTAGAGGCAAGTATGAAGCAAAAATAATTACAATTACCCCTTGACATGTACTGCAATGTACAGTACAATAGCATTAAGATAACAAATTGAGAGGGGATAATAAAAATGAGCAAAGTAAAAGTAAGGTATGCTATCAAAGGATATTACAAAAATAACTATAAAACCAAAACGATAGAAATTGACTTACCGAAAAACGAATACGGATTTATATTATTTAAAACATTAGGTGACAACATAAAAGAGTATATTAATAATATACTCAAAATCGAAAACTTTTATATTTTAAATTATCAAGTTCAGGAGGTAGCTTAAAATGACATCCTCTAAAAATGGTCAATCAAGCATAACAATAAGATGCACAGCACAGGAACACACAGCAATAGAAAAAAAGGCTCGGGCTTATGGCTTGAGCCTATCAGAGTATGTAAGACTAGTGTGTATTAATGCTAGTATAAGCGTAACGGTAGAATCTTCCCAAAGGGGGATAAGTAAGATGAAGTGTGTATATGCAATAATCACAGCTCATCCAGAGGCGTTTGATGTAGTACATAGTGCGTGGGACTCAAAGAAAAAGGCTGATAAAAAATGTGCCGAATTAAACAAAAACGATATTGAATCAGCGTACTATGCAGTACAGTTATATAAAATAAGCGTGTGAGCCTATAAGCATAGAGGGGGATAAATAATATGACTAACTGTACAAATACTAAATGTATACTGCATAAAAATGGAGCTTGCACAGCCATAAGCGCATATCACACAGCGGATGGGTTTTTAGTGGAGACCCAAAGTCGGTCACGATTTTTTATAAATGACTGCGACAGGTGTAAAAAAGAGATTGAGCCTAAACAATAGAGGTGATAGCATGAGTCTACAGATGATAAGCAATAGATTGGAATACCATAATAAGCGCAAGGCACTGGCAAGTTACAGTGCCTTTTCTAATGCCTATCTTAAGATAGTAAACAAAGAAAAGAAGCAATGTCCTCTAAAGCTTAACACAGTCCAACAAGAGATTAATGACATTATAGAGGATAAAAATTCTAGAGGTGAGCCAGTTAGACTAATCATCTTGAAGGCAAGACAAGAAGGTGTTTCAACTTTCTTCCAGGGACGAATGATGTATGCAGCAGCCACCCGAGAAAATGTAAATGGCTTAGTAGTAGCCCATAGAGACGATAGTACAACAGCAATCTTCGAAAAAGCTAAATACATGTATGACAACTTACCAGATAATATAAAGCCGATGAAAAAGGCCAGTAATGCCAAGGAATTAATATTTGATACTCCAAGTAATTATAATGGAGACAAAAAAGGATTAAATAGTAAGCTAAGGATACAGACGGCTGGTAGTGCTGGCATAGGACGATCTGATACCTTTAATTATGCCCATTTATCCGAGTTCGGATTGTGGGAAGGTAAGGACGATAAAAGCCCAGCCAATCAGCTTAGCGGTATCATGGATGCCATACCAGATGTAGCAGGTACAGAGGTAATAATAGAGTCAACAGCGTTTGGCTATAACGACTTTAAAATAATATGGGATGATGCAGTAGCAGGAAAAAGTATATGGACACCTTTATTCTATCCTTGGCAAAAACATTGCGAATACATAACGGAGTTCAAGGACGATGGCGAAAAGATATTATTTATCCAAACAATGTCCGACTACGAAAAGTATCTGCTTAATGATATGAAAATATCACTAGAAAGAATTAACTGGTGGAGGAATAAGCTAAAGAGCAAGAATAATGATATCAATCTTATGAAACAGGAAAATCCTACAACACCTGAAGAAGCGTTTTTATTCTCAGGTACTCCTGTGTTTGATAATGACATAATCCACCATAGAATTGAGACTTTGCGTCAAGAGTACGAAAAGCGACATCCAAAAAGGGGGTATTTTTCGTTCGAATGGAATGACCCTGATACAAAGGATAGGATAAAAAATGACACAATAGAGTTTACCGAGAACGCCAATGGATATGTAACAATATACGAAAATGCGTTGCAAAGATATCCATACGTAATAGGTGGCGACACCAAGGGCGAGGGTTCGGACAAATTTGCAGGTACAGTAATCAATAATGCAACTGGGGTAAGAGTGGCAACACTACATGGAAACATAGACCCCGACACATACACTCATCAAATTTATTGCCTTGGTAAGCATTACAATGATGCATTAATAGGCATAGAGATAAATTTTGACCTATATCCAGTCAAAGAACTTGATAGATTGGGATATGTTAATCAATATACTAGGCAAACAGTGGATAGCATAGGCGAGCCGTACCAAAAAAAGACAGGGTTTAAGACAGATGGCAATACTAGGCCAATGATAATCAGCAAAGAAATGGTACTAATTAGAGACAACATAGAATTATTTACAGACATTGAAATGCTGAGAGAGTGCTTGACATTTGTATATGATAAAAATATGCGACCAGATTCACAGGTTGGTAAGCATGATGATTTACTATTTAGCGACATGATAGCCAATCAAATTAGGACACAGCAGACATATTACCTACAAAAAGAGATAAAAGAGATAAAAGGATTTTATACTGAGACAGAGTTGGAAGACATGGTGACAGCTGGAAGAATAAGCAAGTATCAGATGAAACAATATTTAAAAGGTGGTGTTAAGTCATGGTAATTGGAATGATAGCAGGGGCAATAATAGGCATAGCAAGCATGGCTTTAGGTTACCACGCTGGCTATACAGAGCGAGAATATGTTGATTCTATTCAATATAATCCAGAGGAAATAAAGCCAGCAGAAGAGCAATTTAAGACCAGCAAAGGGCTGTATAACTACAAGAAGTATATAGGCGAATAGGAGGATATATGACAGAGATAAGATGCGAATGTGGCAAACTTCTCCTAGAATCTAATGGAGAGGTTAAGAAGATATGTCCGAAGTGTAAGAAGGAGATTCATGTAGTAGTGACAAGCAAGGGTATATTTAACATATCCGATTTAGAAAAAATATTACCATTACAAATACAACTAAATAA